ACTTGCATGTGCATTGCAGCCGTGGTTGAAAACATGACTGTTAAAATCTTACTGTCATCAATGGCCGTATATTGCTGTTGGCAACATGGTTTATTGAAGAAAGCACTTGACTTTCTCATGAGTCTTCTTGGTGACCCTTCCAAGATTGAGTCGCAAGCTGGTTTAGACCCCACTTTTATTAGTGGGATCTTCACTAGTTTATGGATATTGTATACAGGAAAACCTGATGCTTCAATTCCATCAAAAATCGAAGCACAGATGAGGGCTTTCCCAAAACTCCAACCCACTATACTTCAAGTAACTGAGTGGGTACTTCAAACTTTTGACACCATCGCTGAGAGTTTGGCTAGTTATTTTGGTGTGCGCAAGGATTTTTCTTTTTGGAAGGATCCTAATGTTGCTGTGCAGCAATTTATCAATAAAGCCAAATTGCTTGTTGATGGATTTAACGGAGATAAATTATACAAAAGTTTGGTCTCTTCGGAATTATTGAAAGAGACAATCGGTGAGGGTGAAGCCCTTATCGTTAATGCTAAAAGATCTCCGACTAGTTCATCCGTTATCAATGATTATTTACGAAAACTTCGTGAGATCGTGGAATATTTCACTGATAACAAATTGGCTTTAGATGGTCTTCGTCAAGAGCCAGTGTGCGTCTTATTTAGGGGCGCACCAGGGAATTTCAAAACCGCCGCTGTTCAACATTTGACAACAGCCATTGTTGCAAAAGTCCTCCAAGAACATGGTAGTGAAGCAGAAATGACCGCATTTCGTTCCAATCCCAATGATTTTAGCTTCAATCGACAAGCTGAAAATGTATTCTGGGAGGGTTATAGCTCGAAAGCTATAGTCACCACTCTGGATGACTTTGGACAATGTCGTGATCAACCTGGTACTCCCGACAATGAGTATATGAACTTGATCCGTATGGTAAATGAATTTCCCATGCACTGCCATATGGCAGCAATGTCAAAGAAAGATTGCGTCTTCTTTGGCTCCAAGTTTGTTTTTGCCACGACAAATTTGGAAGAATTCAACCCTACCTCAATAAATTCTCGTGAAGCTATTAACAGACGCTTCACATTTGACATTATTGTAACCCCACGGCCAGAATATTGTCAAAATCCAGATGCTCCGAGAATGCGGCAGACACTCAATAAGAGTTTGTTGCCTACTGGTGAATTAGGTGTTGCATCTAATGAACCACATGAAATATTGATTTTTCATGATACTAAGTCTGGGAGAAGTCTACATTTTGATGGGTTGGTGACTCTTGTTTATCAAGCTTTTCTTGAAAGAAAGAAATGGTTTGATCAAAAAGTGCAACAACTTCATAATACGAG